TCGACCTCGACTGCATACGCATCCCGCTCCAAGCGGCGGTAGCTGCGCGCCACATTCCGCACCACCCCTCGAAAGAAAGTGAGTGGATTCGTGCCGCGCATCTGATGCCGCTTCATCCACAGCGTCAGCAATGCTTGCTGCATCACGTCTTCCCACTCATCGCGAAACCGGAAATTTATATTCCGCGCAATCACGCGATATCCCCGGCCTTCCGCGACTAGCTGCTCGATAAACGCCGCGTCGATCATTCACTGCCTCCAACTCATGGCTCGTGCGCGAGCCCGAGCAGTGAGCCTTCGCGGTAGAAATGCAGCCGGCCGAGCGACACGGTGTGGGTGAACGTCTGCGAATGAATCCAGTACGGCGCGTGATTGGGAAGCAGAGAGTCATCGAAGTAATGCGTCGCTTGCTCGGTCGCGTCGATTTCAAGCGCATGAAACACCAGGTAGGCTGCCTGATAGCAGCTCTGCCAGGTTTCGAGCGTCCCGAAGTGCACAGGAAATAGCAGCTTGGTGCGGTTCAGGTCGGACGGTAGAAAGCAGTCGTACTGGTAAGGCGCGAGGCAGATGTTCTGCCAGTCGGCGCCATAGCGCGGCCGCCGCGCCCGGCGGTTCGCCACCGTGTGCGCCACGGCCAGGCGTGTGGGTTGCGCTTCGCCGCGCGCTTCTCCCCAGACCAGCATCGCCAGCGTGACAAGCGGCGTTTGGTCCTCTACCGCCTTCGCGGCATCTGGATACTCGACGGCGATGTCGAGCGACGGATTCGATGCGTTGGATTCGGTCATAAATCAATTCGGCGGCGGGCTAGTTGATGCGCCACAAAACCCAAGCCAGGAAGCAGACAAAAGCGAACGCGACGAGTAGCAATTCCCACATAATTCCCTTCATTTGAATTCATGGCGCGGTGGTGTTGTCAGCAAGTAAAACTTTTCCTGATCCGCGACGCGCTGTTCGAGCGCGCCCTTTTCGATGCGTTCGAGGACGAGCTCGCGCTGCAGGAGATCGAGATCGGTGCGGAGCTTCTGGATCTCGGTGTCGTCCCGTTTGCTGCGGTCTTGGGCGCGGTCCTGCTGGATGTAGAACTGAATCAGGAACTGCGCGACAAAGGCGGCCGCGGCCACGATCTTGAGTGTCCAGTCTAAGATCGATTTGGCGAGATCAAGATTAAGCGTGAAGCCCTTACTCGCTCCCGGCATGCCTGAACCACTCCCACGGCAGTAGGCGCCGCAATGGATGCCGGTGGCGGCGCGGGGGCGGCGGCTTGGCGGCCGGCGGCGCTGGCGTATGGACGACGGCAACGGGTGGCGACTGCACGACCACGGGCGCCGGCTGCTGCTTGGGTACCTCCACGTTGACGACAGGCTTTGGCGTTTCGGCTACCGCTTCCACTAACTGCGTCGTGGCGGCCGACTGCTTCACCGCTTCGCGCGCAATCGTCGTGGTCGCGGTGGCGGTCTTGACGCTGCTATCGCTCGACTCCTTCACCTGCGCGCGCATCTTCACCAGCGCATCGGCGAGAATCTTGTTGGTGATGCCGGTGATTTCGGACTGCGTGTCCACTTTCCACAAAAAGCTATCGAAGCGGGTGAATAATCCTTTTCGGATCTCGATGAGCTCGGACAACTCATCGGACCGGGCGCGCCGCATGGCGTGCACGTCGAAGCCGACCGTGATGGCTACAAAGGCGAGGACCAGCATCGAGCCGATCATCACGACCTGGGAAATGTAACGCAGGTGCCGGCGAAAGTCGGCCGGCGTCACGCGGCGGACTGCTTCACCGCCGCGTGGATCGAGATCACCTGGAGAACGCGCCATGTGGGCGACTAACTCGCAGCAGGGGCAGCAACGGTAGGCAGGCCCGCCGGGACCGCAGCGGCCGCGGGCTGGACCTTCTGAATATCGGCGAGCAGCTGTTTCAAATCCGCGATCGTCGCCGCGTCCAAAGTAAGGTTTGCCCCCTTGGCGGCGGTGGCATCGTCCAGCGTGCTGACAACCGCAAGCGCATCGCCGAGCAGACCCTCCCCGGCGCGTTCGATGGTGGTCGCCAGCGGCGCCAGGGCCGGGTCGATCAGCGAAACGACGCCCGCTGTAGCAGTCTCGATTTGGCTTTTGTGAGCGACGACAAACGTCAGCGCTGTTTTCACGTCGTGAACCGCGATCGCGAAGAAGTGCCCGATGGAGGCAATTTTGAATGACATTTTTACTTGTGGCCTTTATGGTTGATGTGCCCCGGAGGGCCGGTGAGATTCGTTAATTCCTATTCCTCAGAAATGCGGCAGGCCAATTACGCGCGACCCATCTAAACGGGAATGATGGGAGGATGCGCGAATCACGCCTTCCAGATCGACTCCCGAAGTGGCTCCTAGACTCGCTTGCCAGGGAGCAAGCCAGGGTAAGAGCGGAAATTGAGTTTGCGCGCTTGTACCCTCAGTACTCGCAACCTAAGCCAATAGAATCGCTGCTTAGGCCGCGGTGACTGTGACGGTTATGGCAAGCTGCCACGTCTGCGCGCTGGTTTTCGTTCCGATGGCGCTCAAGAAACGGTTAAACATGGTGCCGGAGCCGAGCGTCGCGGAATTAAAAATGCCGAACTCCTGCCAGCTGAAATTGGCATTCGCGGTCGCGACCGTTGCCTGAAACGTGAGGACGTTCGAGGCAATCGTCGGAAAGCCCGTATCCATCGCCTGGCGGTATTTATTCGTCGTAGCTTGCAGGTCAGTTTGCGTGGCAGCAACCGCCGCCGTCGAGTCGCCTATGCCGATGGCGGCGTTGGCTGCGTTGAGAGGCGTGTACGTACCGCCTATCACAGCGGCCGCTGCTAACGCGGCTCCGAGGTTGGTGATGGCCATGGTAATGCAATCCTTTCTTGTTCTCCACTGGGAAGTGTGCGGAGGAGGTAATTCCAATCGTCTCCGCCTTCGAGCGTTTCAATCAGCTCGCCTGCTTCATTCCGCTTCTCAAGCCGGTAATGCGCAGTGGCCTTCATCGAGACTGGTAGGTCACTCATAAAGCCTGGTCAATAGACGTAAGATCCAACGCTGGACGAAATGGCGCCCTGGACGTAATAACCGACCACCACCGAAAGAATCGAAGCGCTCTCGACTAAGTGCAAGTTGGCCAAGTCGGCGCTAGAAACCAGCGAGACCGCGACCATGGCGGCGGTCTCTGTGAGATGGAGATTCGTGGTGTCGGCCGCTGATTGTGTAACCGGCGTGACGACGGTCTGTAAGGCGGTCTCTGTGAGATGGAGATTCGCGGTGTCGGCTGCTGATTGCGTAACCGGCGTGACGACGGTCTGTAAGGCGGTCTCTGTGAGATGGAGATTCGCGGTGTCGGCTGCTGATTGCGTAACCGCGACGACGGTCTGTAAGGCGGTCTCTGTGAGATGGAGATTCGCGGTGTCGGCCGCTGATTGTGTAACCGGTGCGACGACGGTCTGTAAGGCGGTCTCTGTGAGATGGAGATTCGCGGTGTCGGCCGCGCTCTTGAGAGTCGGTGCGACGACCGCAGCGCCGGGCAGGATCCCCTGCCGGAAGAGGTAGTACCCATCACTGCCGCTCGGTAAGATGCCATTCTTTGACGACGGAAGCGCTACTTTCGCAGCCGGTTGCTTGGTCGAAGCACCCGCTTCCTCCTGCAGCGTAACCTTAGAACCGCCTACGTCGGCGGGCAGGTTGCCGAGCTTGTTGAGATACCGCCCGTCGCTGCCGCTCGGCAGAATACCGTGCTTCGACGACGGGAGCGCTACTTTCGCGGCTGGCTGCTTGGTGGGAGCCAGCGCGCCGCTGAAGAGAACGACCGACATTAAGAATTTACGAAGTCGCTACAAAGAGGGATCCACGTGCATTCTGAGTGGTTCCAACATTGGCTGGGGCTGTTAGGTTCCAGAAGGTGTGCGCCGTACCGCTATCTGTAATCGATGTCGTACTATCTATCGTGAAAGTGTCGCTCAGCACGCAGCAGTCATACAGTTGCCCCCGAATCAGCGCTTCATCAGATGCACTGCTTGTTCCGTGTGCCAGGAGAGGCTCTGAGATCATCACGCTCAAGTCGTGGTACCGGTATCCTGAGGCATTATTCTGTATATCCGAGTTGTATGGAACAATCAAATGTAGTAGTCCCCAGTTGGCATTATTGTTGCTCGCGTTTTCCATCAAACTCCCGTTCACTATCGAAGCCTGATTAGGTGAGTTCTGTGCTGCAGTGTTAATAGAGCCGTTGAGACTGTTACGAAAATACGCGTTGGTGGTTGTTGTATCCGTATCACTCTGACTATCCGACAACATGTAAATGTCCTCTGTGATGACTCCCTGCAGAAAAGAGGGGATCCAGATGATGCCGGCGCAGACAAACCGCCGAGCCACGGCGTAGGAACCCGCCACGAAGCAGAAGAACTGGTACTTGGTGGCAATGATGCGGTAAGTCAAACTTGAGCCCGGGATTAGATTCCCGCCGTTTGTTGTGCTCAAAGGTTCAGTAGCCGTACCTGAGACGTTTTCAATGGTCACCTGCACGCAGGTCCCGCTGTTGTCTTTGAAGCGCACTCGACCCTGGTTGTGGGTTGTTGGATCTTGCGCGGTTTGCATGAGCAGGTTGGTTGTACCGGAGCCGGAAATAACAGTCCAGCCCGCGTTGGTCAGCTGGGTTTGGAGTGCGGTGATGATCGCCGCCTTGGTCGTGCCTGCGAAGGTCGTGCTGACGTAAGTGCCGCCTGAGTAAACAATGGCCATAAGTTTTAAATTTGAATAACTAGTTGCACGGTCAGATCCTGGCCAGCCATCGTCGAGCCCACCTGGTTGACATTGAACGTAAGCAGATCACTCACGGCGAACGTGACGTCGGAAGCAAAGGCCGTTGTCGAGGTCTGCGTTGCGCCGGCCGCCAGGTGCACGGGCGCACTGAAGATCGAAGTGCCGTTCTTCCAGATATCGAAGATCAGATCGGCACCGGTCGGAGCGGTCTTAGCCGCCACCGTCAAGCCGGTTGGCACACCCGCGAACGGCACCAGGTAATGCGGCGTGACATCGCTTGCGACCGTCGCCGCCGCGCCGATGCCGACCCCCCAGGTCACCGTGTAATACGAAAGTGGAACGGAGGCCGAGACGGGAAAGATCGGGTAGCCGGTCGCGGGATCGGTGCCGCTCTGGGCTCCCTTCTGCCATTTGACGTTCTGATCACCGCTGGGCGCGGCAGGCGACGTGTCGCTCAGGTTGACGATTTCTGCTTGCGCCGGCATCTAGGTTCCGTTCACCTGGAAAAGTTGGCTCGGCGCTCCCCCTGGATTCACGCTCCCGACCGAGCCGGTCGGTGTGTAGGTGTAGTCGGTGGCATCGGTAAGCGATTGGTTTGCGCCGAGGTAGTTATTGAAGGAGCAAAATTTGAAATGGAGCACCACGCCGATCCAGGATGGGTCCATCGGCAATTTCAGGATTCCCGACTGGGTGGCCGTGCCCAGCGCGCCCAACCAGGCCCAACGGGAGCCGCTTGGATGATCGACGCCCGCCGTGCCCGGAGCACCGAAGACCGCGCGCCGCAGATGATTTCCCGCCGTCGCCTTCAGCGTGTACTGGTTCGTCGCGGTCAACGTCGCGACCGAGTAGGTCATCAGCTCGTAGGGGATGGAGGAATTGCCGCCCGCGACATAGCACGGATAGAGAAAATTGTCTTCATCGCTCGTCTGGTAGGAGAGAAGCGTACCGTTCGACTCGCTGAGATTGAGTGCTAGATCATTGGTCGTGTCGGGATCGGCGGCGGCCGGCCAGTCCGCCGTGCTCACGCCCGTGATCGCACTGTCGTTGATCTGTCCAACTTGGTTGTAACTCGCTCCGCCGTCTGTCGAAAGAAAGACATTGCAGCCGCCGTAGACCGTTGCGGTCGCACTCACGACCAGCCAGAGCCAGGGCTGGTTGGTCGCGCCATATAAGCGCGGTACCGGCTCGAAAATAATGGGCGCGTTCACCGATCCGGGAGAAGCACCGACTGTCGGCGTGTAGGGCTGCGGCTGAGTGGTCGCCGGGACACTCGGCAGCGAAAAGCTATCGCTGGGCGCGCAGCAGCCGTAGATAAAAGGTTCGGCTTGGCAGTCCAGTTGGAATTTCTCGTCCTCCGCGATCGAGGTCAGCCGCACCGGAATGGTAGCGGCCGTAGCGGGCTGGCCGTTGATGGTGGGCATGGTGGCCGACTGGGGAAGAGTGATCAGATCCATCGGCTCGAGCAGCTTCCACTTGGCATTCAACGTGAATTTGTAGGTGTTGCGCAGATAATTCTGCCGGCGCACCATGACGCCGAGAAGCATGCGGGCGACGGCCGGATCCTGAACCATGTTCATGGTTTTCGGCGAGTCTTTGCGTGGCCCGTAGATCGCAATGGCTCCTGTTTCCGGCTGCGAGACCACGACCTGGTCGTATTCGGCGACGCGGGCTGGATGCTGGATTTGGAGCAGGTTCGGCACATCCACCTGCGCCTTGCGCTCGACGCTAACGAGCGGCTGGGTGGTGTCGCCGATGAAATCGGATTCGGTGAGATTCGCGACTGGCCCGCTGGCCGTGGGCGCGATGTAGATCGCACCATTGCCGACTGCGGAGACTTCGCTATACGGGATGGATTTCAGCGTGAATCCGCTCCAAACCGGCGCGGCGTTCATGGCGGTGTACAGATCGGCCAGCCAATCCGAGGCCTTCTGCTGCGAATCCATCACCAGCGAACCCCACAAGCCGTTCGCGCGGCATTGCTGGCGGCACAAATCGAGCGTCGCTGAATCCAGGATGTTGCCGAGCGCTCGCGGATAGCTGGGCGGCTGCGTGCATTTGAAGGCGAGCAGCGTAACGATCTTCGGCGAAGCGCCGGACGGGGTTAGATCTGCGGTGAAGCTATAGGTGCTCGCGCGGTAGACGATCTGGTAATAGGCAATGAAATTTCTGGCCCCGTTCGCGTAATCCATCAACTTGGTCCAGTGCGGCTGCTCCGGCATCGGTGCGGTGATGCCGTTCGGCCCGTAATCCACGACGGCCAGCAGATAAGCGGGCGTGCCGATGATATTGGTGGTGGTGATCTCGACCGTACGGCCGGTGGTCGAGTGCGAGCCCGTCCCATCCTGGACTTCCGCGCCGGCGATCTCAAGCACGGTGTTCTGGGAACTGTAATTCGAGCCCGAAATCGTGACCACGTTCGAAGTCGCTTGTGCGCAGTTGGCTACGTACCAAACCTGGCCATTCAACCCGCTCGGCAGTGCGGCAATGTAACCGTTGCCCGCCGTGTCGCTAATGACTCCGGCGCCGAAGGTCGCGAGCGTCGGCCCGCCCGAGACGGTGAAGCCCGCGTTGGCAATCGTGACCAGGATATTGTTGGCGGTATTCGGACGGTAATAGGGAAACGCGGTGGTGCCGGGCGAAGTGTTATTAAACGTGCTGTTCTGCGCCGCTCCCGGCCAATCGAAGCAGCCGAGACCGCGCTGGATTTGCGCGTAGTTGTAAGCCAGGCCGAGTGCAGCCTGCGACCACCCCATTTTGAAGATGTCTTCAATCATGTCCGCGAAATCGGCGTCGCCGGTCGAGTACAGCGGATAGGTGCCCAGGAATTCGAAGCGCACGTCCGGCGGGGTTTGGGCCGAGCCGACATCGTAGTCCTGCGAACCGAGCCCGGCATAGTGCGGGTAGAGGATCTGTTGGTTGCTGAGCGGTTGCCCGGTGAAGTTGTCGTTGCCCTGGAACTCCGGGCCGTTGCCCAGTACCGGTTCGAAGGTGAGGCGCAGCACTGCCAGCGGCAGGCCGCTCGTACCAACCGCTTTCGAGTAGACTTTGCCGTCCTCGGGATCTTTCGCCGCATAGTAGACGTTCACGGTGCGCGAGCCCGCCGAGAGGAAAGAATCGTCTTCGGGGAACCGGATCACATTCCCCATGGACGGCTGCCAGCTGTAGTAGCTCTTGGCATAGCGATCCGTGCCGGCCAAGCCGGGATCGGGTGCCGCATAGCAGGCATTCCAGAGCGGGATTTCCCAAGAGCCGCTGAGCGAGATCGGCGCGGAGCCATAATCGTTGAAAGTCACCGCATACGAGGAGGTGACCGTCACACCGATCACCGCATAAAAATTGCTATCGCCGATAGTGAGCGAAGAAGCCGTCCAGCTGATGCTTCCGGTGTGCTTCGGGAAATTCAGCGGGTAGAACGCATTCTGATTCACCCAGGCCTGTAGGGCCGCGACGATGGGATTGTGGGCGATTAGAAAATCGACGTTCTGGTTGTAGTCCGGAGCCCCGGCTTTGGCACTCTTTTTGCCTTGGTCACCAGCAACGCCAGCCACTCCTTTCCGCAGGTTAGCGGCCCAGATGAGATACATTGCGCTTTTGGTTCGTCCGAAGATGACCGGAATGGTCTGGCCGTAGACCGACGACTGCAACGTAGCGCCGAGCGCCGCGGGCTTGTAGAGCGACTGCCCTTTGCTGCCGATCATGCCGCCTCCGCCGCCTTCGCGAACGGATCAAACACGGCGATCTGCTGAAACTGCCACATCCGGTGCCGCGACGCGTCGATCTCGGCCACCTGTGGTTGGACCGCATGCACGACCATCGGCCAGCGGATGACGATTGCGCCGTGGTTGTAAATCTTGCTGCGGGCGGCGCGCGTGAGCACGATGTTGCCGGGTGCGATGGCCTGCGACGGGTAGGCGATCGCGTCCATGGTTTTCACAGCGTGGCGCAGCACGCGGAGCATGTAGCGATCCTGTTCGGTGTGATGAAACCAGTCGTGGGAATACACACCCCCGTCCTCCCGCTCGACCAGGCCGCAGGCGATCAAGACCTCCGCGATGAGCGTGGCGCAATCGGCCCCGGCGCCCTTGACCCGGCCGCCGAGGACGTAGGGCGTTCCGATCCAGCTGAGAGCCTCTTGGACTACCGCTTCTCTTTCGTGTTGGGACATAGACTAGACAGCTGTTTCCGGATTGGGAACGTAAGGAAAGCCATAAAAATCGCCATCAGCTTGGTTGATTGGGGAAGCTGCGCTGACGTAGAACGTGTCCGCGCCGGGCGTGGGTGGCCAGGGCAGCGCCGAATACAGCAAAAACTGATTGACGTATGTGCCGTTGATGTTGACCTTGATGTTCTGCTGGATGGCGGACCAGACGCCGGCGAGAGTCGCTCCGGGCCCATCCATGAAGACCAGATAGCCATGCTGAAAAATGTTGGTGTTGAAAATGTTCCCCGGCGAGTTGGTGCAGCTCCCATTGACTTGCGTGGTCGAATCCCCTCCGACGACGGCGAACTGCGGGATGACGCCGCCGTTGTTGGCGGGCGGGGTCGCGCCCGCATAGGCGGCGACGGTGTTCAACAGTTCGATGACGTTGGTCGGCACGTATTGGTTCACGACGTCGAGGAAGGAATTCACGGAGAAGGTAAGCTTGCCGCGCTCGCACGTCGTGTCGGCGATGCGCCCGCCGAACAACTCGGAGCAACCGAAGGTATTCGCGTCGCCGGGCGTGGGCATGTAGACCGTCCAAACGCGCACCGGCCAGTTATCGTAATAGCCCATCTGGGCCAGCTGATACGGGCTGGCGGTCGCTACCGACTGCGTGAGGGCGGTCGGCGCGGGCGACCAGGTCAGCTGCAGCGATTCGACGTCGAGCCCGACCTGCGAGGTAATCGAGCCGCGCGTAATCATGGCAGGATCGAAGGCATTCGGCGTGCCGCCGGTGCTTTGCTTTGCGGAACTCCAACAAGGCCAGACCAGCGGTGCTTCGTAATCGGTCAACCACAGCGCCGCCGGATCATTCGCTTCGCCGATCAGATAAAGATTCGCCAAGCGCAGCATATTGTTGCTGCCGAGCCAGGTGAGGACCGCGGCCGTGGTGTCGGCGCCGTTGCCGGCCGTTACGTTTTTCATAGCGCTTTTAGGAAACCGCCACGTGGAACTGGTAGTTAGAACCGCCGCCCTCTTGCAAGATTGACGTTAACCAGGTGTCGCCGGGAACCAGGGATGCGCTCATTGGATACGTTGCGCTGTCGCCCACATTTAAACCGCTTCCCGGCCCGGGATTCATGCCGGGATCGAAGCCGGCGATCGAATTTCCGTTGCTGTCAATAAAGGTGCAGGTTACGAACGTATTCGAAGCGGTTGGCGTTTCCGCCGCTTCGGAGCAAGTGATGGTGACGGAACTGGCTGTGCAAGCCGAGGTGATGGGGATTTGGACCAGTGGGGCTTGCGGGCTTTGGAATTGGTTGTAATAAACATCGGCCTGGAGATTTGCGGGTGGGGGCGGGGGCGGCGGGGGCGGGTTCGTAGCCAGAGAGCGCGATGTCATGAGCTTGAGCATGCCCGAACCGTTTTTCGACTCCGAGCCGCCAATGGTGTATAGCTCATCCATGAACTGCTCGAAGTCCTGCGTATCGGTTTCAAACCTCATGCGGAAGTAGTAGTTGAATTGCGCCGTGATGGGCCGGGTTGGCCCCGCATAATAGCCCTGATCGGTCCAGGTCACGGTGCCGTCGGTGGTGGTGCCGCCCGAGCTATTCCAGACCGGCATGCTTGCGCCGGAAGTCCCGGCCGTGGTCACCTGCTGGATATGGCCATTCGTATCGAGGATTTGCCAGCCGGTTGTGGTGTAGGCATGGGTGGAAGCCCAGCTAGCGGCCGTGTCGGTCCACTTCAAGACCAGGCCGCGCCAGGAGTAGCCCGGTATCCGGTAGCCTGGCCCCACGATCGTGTAGCCTGACTTGATCACGCCATTGGCGTACACCTGGATGTTTCCGTTTAAGTCGGTGATGTCCTCGTAGTACAGCCCGCCCACTAACCGCTGCACGGGTGAATAATAGTGGCCCAGGCCATCGTCGACCAGCGCCAACTCCGCCTGCAGGTTGGGAGAAGCGCCGACGACGGCCGGTCCCACGGCATTGTTTTTTGGATCGATCCAGAGAAAATCATCGCTTTGCCCTTGCCGCGCCAGATAGAAGCCGACCAGCGTATCGATGTCGCTATAGGGGGCATAGGGCATGGTGTTTTGGGGACTGTTGTATTGCCCGTACAGATAGTCGTAGATCAGCGTGATATGCCAAGTCGGGTTCTGCATCTGCGGGACGCGCACTTCCGAACCGCCCGGACTCTTCTGCACGATGGTTGCGAACTCGGGTGTGCGCAGCACGGTGTACGTGAAGCCATGGATCTGGGAAGGGTAGACGGCGTTCGACATTTCAGCGGGATATCTTCATGAGATCAAGCGAACGTAAACAGAACCGGCACGTCGATGGTGCCTCCTGTCGAAAAATCAGAGGAATCATTCGCCCTCCACGAAAGCATGGGACTATTAGCCGTTACAGAGCACGCTTGGTTGAGTGCTGTTGTGACGGATACAGTAGATCCACTCAGCGCGACAATATACGCGCTCGGGTCATTCGGCACGGTAAACCGAACCCAATAAGAAGGAATCGTTCCCCCGGTAACGATCGGTGCCGGAATTTCATCGCCCGTAGTGGCATCAATGGTGCTGCCTGTACTAGCTTGTTGGATATAACTGACAGTCACCTGCGAGAACGTTTGCGCTGCGTCGCTGTACCAATAACCGCAATTCGAGCCTCCCGAGCCCCACACGGTCTGTGAACTAGGCTTCGTTTCGAAGTACGGTTGCAGCAGAAGCGCGAAGCGCAGAGTTGAGGAGTCGTAGCCCGAGCCGTAGGTGATACTCATGCTCGTGATACTCCAAGCGATCGATGTGCCGAACTGAATTCGATAGCTATCAGGCAGGACCAGCGCTATTGCGGTCTGCGTATATTGCGCTGCCGCGGAGGTCTGTGGACTGGACTGTGTACCGGTGAGTTGGAACGGCACGTTAAAGGTGTAAGACCCCGCCGTAATCTGCACGTTGACAGTCGAAGTAGGCTCCACAAACGGGTCGCTGAAGTTGCCATCCTGGGCATCCGCATCGGTCGGCGCGGCGGTCAGACTCAAAAAGAGCTGAGTCAGATAGAAAGTGGAGTCTGGGCCAGTATAAGGATCGAATGATAAAGAGAATGTTCCGCTTGCGCCCGACGCGGTGAAATACTCCCACGGCGAGATGCCGACCGTGTTGAACATATCCGGTGTCACGGCCGGCGTCACGGCCGGAATGAAGGTGCGCGATGTCATGAGCTTGAGCATTCCTGAACCGTTTTTTGACTCGGAGCCGCCAATGGTGTACAGCTCATCCATGAACTGCTCGAAGTCCTGCGTGTCGGTCTCGAACCGCATGCGGAAGTAGTAGTTGAATTGCGCCGTGATGGGCCGGGTTGGCCCCGCATAATAGCCCTGATCGGTCCAGGTCACGGTGCCGTCGGTGGTCGTGCCGCCCGAGCTATTCCAGACCGGCATGCTTGCGCCGGAAGTCCCGGCCGTGGTCACCTGCTGGATATGGCCATTCGTATCGAGGATTTGCCAGCCGGTTGTGGTGTAGGCATGGGTAGAAGCCCAGCCAGCGGCCGTGTCGGTCCACTGCAAGACCAGGCCGCGCCAGGAGTAGCCCGGTATCGCGTAGCCTGGCCCCACGATCGTGTAGCCTGACTTGAGCACGCCATTCGCGTACACCTGGATGTTTCCGTTTAAGTCGGTGATGTCCTCGTAGTACAGCCCGCCCACTAAGCGCTGCACCGGCGAATAATAGTGGCCCAGGCCATCGTCGACCAGCGCCAACTCCGCCTGCAGGTTGGGAGAAGCATCCGAGCCGATGACAGCGGGTCCTACCGCATTGTTTTTTGGATCGATCCACAGAAAATCGTCGCTTTGCCCTTGCCGCGCCAGATAGAAGCCGACCAGCGTATCGATGTCGCTATAGGGGGCGTAGGGCATGGTGTTGTTGGGGCTGTTGTATTGCCCGTACAGATAGTCGTAGATCAGCGTGATATGCCAAGTCGGGTTCTGCATCTGCGGGATGCGCACTTGCGAACCGTCCGGAGCCTGCTGCACGAGGGTTGCGAATTCGGGCGTGCGCAGCACGGTGTAGGTGAAGCCATGAATCTGGGAAGGATAGACGGCATTTGACATATCAGCGTGATATCATTCGGGAATGGCGACCGCACCGCAGCTTGTCAGCGTGGAAGAATACCTGCACACGACCTACCGCCCGGACTGCGACTACATCGATGGGGTTGTCGTGGAGCGCAACTTGGGCACTTTTGATCATGCGAGCCTGCAAGGGCTTTTGGTAGGACTGTTTTTTGTTCATCGCAAGGAGTGGAACGTTCTTGGGCTGCCTGAGTTACGCTTGAAAGTTCGCGAGAGAAAATACCGCATTCCCGACGTTATGGTGCTGCCCCTGGGAAAGCACCCGCCGGTCATCGAGCAAGCGCCTTTGCTTTGCATTGAAGTGGTCTCGCCGGACGACCGGGTAAAGGATCTTACGGAGCGGGCCAAGGATTACCTGGCGCTGGGCGTCCCCGAGACCTGGATTTTCGATCCGGAAACCAGAGAGGCGTTTGTGTACTCGGCCGCGGGCCTGCATTCCGCGCCGCCGGTGTTGCAGTGCGGCGCGATCACCCTCTCGCTGGCAGAACTCTGGGCTACCGATTGAACGTTTTACTCTGCCGGCTGACGATGCGCCCGATGTGATTGGCGTGTGCGCTGAGCAGGCTCTTCATGTCGCCGCCGCCGCCATTGTGGATGGTGGGCGAATAGTGCACATGCGTGTCCCCGCCGCGACTCGTCGAGCCGCCGTTGTTGGCCACGTTCGTCAGCATCTTCGTGAGCGGCGCGGAGGAAACATGTTCACCCTGGTGCACCAGCGCCAGGCCGGTATTCGGCACGATGCCGCCCTGCTCGAAAGCGGCGATGGGCGTCGAGACCGCTTCACCCATGGCATGCGCGAGGGCCGCCATCGCAGCGGCCTGGAAAAGATTGCCGCTCTGCGCGAGCTGGGTGGCAAACTCCGTGGCGGCGGCCAGATCGATATAGCTTTCCCGTTCTGCGTTGTTCTGTTGGATCTGCGCCTGCGCTTTGGAGTTGTTAGCGCCGGTGCTAATCCCCAGCGCCTGCATCAGCTTGGCGACGGCGGCCATAATGAGGTTTTCTTCGATCCACTTGGCGGCCATCTTCTCGATGTCCTGGATGATGGACATGACGAGGCTGTTCCACATCTGGGCCATGGCCACACTAAAGCGCTTCTGGCCTTGAATCCATTCGTTAATCGACTTGAAGAATTCCTGGCTGATGTTGCGGTACATCTCCAGGATGTTGTTCGCGATCGCCTTGTTGATGCGTATCGTATCCTCCAGCTGCGTCTGGCGGTGCTTATCCTCGATGGCCTGCTCCTGCTCCTGCAGTTGGCGTGTTTTCTCCAGGTTGCCGGCGTAGATGGCCTGCATGCGCGCATTGGAGGCCTTCGCTTCCTCGTATTCGCGCTGGTGAATCTGTTCGAGCTCTTGGGCTTCCTTCCAGGCATCGCCGCCCACGCCGCCCAGCGTGCCGATCCGTTGCATGAGCGGCGCCTTGGGCTCCTCAATATCGGCCCCCAGCTTTTGGGGCGTCATACCCGGAAGCTGTTTGGCGGCCTCGATGGCGGTCTGATCGTATTGGAGTTGCGCCTGGCGATGCTTCTCGGCTCCCTCTTCGGCCAGGGCATCCAGCTTTTGCTGTTCCTCTTTGATGCGCCGGTGGTCGGCGGCGGCCTTTTGATCGCCTTCCCGCTGAATGGCCAGCATGCGGCCCTGATGCGCGATCTGGAGGGCTTCGAGGTCTTTATTGAGCGTGTCCTCGATGGATTTCTTTTTTGCTGCGTCGGCCCCGGCCTGATTAATCGCGAGCGCAGCCCGGGCACGCAGTTCGTTGGCTTCGGCGGTCGAGCGTTCCTTTTCGGCGGCGAGTAGCGTAGCGGTTTCTTTTTCAGCCGCCCCGGCCAGCAGCGAAGCATGGTGCTCCGCGCTCTCGCGGGTCGTCTCGTACTGCGAGCGCGCGGCCTGCTCGGCAAACTGCACTTCCGCATCGGCCACTTTCTTCGAGCTTTGGAGGATCTGCTCGTTGGCGGCGATGGCTGCGCGTGCGCGGGCTTCCGTTTCTTCGGTATCGATGGCACTGAGCGCGCGCTGGTAGGTATTCTCGGCGGCAATCCGGTCCGCGTTGAGCTTTTCGAGTTCGGGTCGCGGATCTTTGCCGGTTCCCGCTTCGCGCAAAGTGAGGGCCTGCTTGGCGTCGAGGTAGGTTTTCTCGGCCGCCAGTTTCTCCCCGGCTTCGGCGCGTAGCTGGCGCGCTTCTTCCTGGGCGCTAATGTCGCCCAATTTCCGCGACTCGCGCGTGTACTGCTCCTCGCCGGCAATGAGCGAATCGGTGGTCTTTTTGGCGGACTCCGCGCGTGCCGCCCCGAGCGCGATCGAGTCCCGCAGCCCCTGGATGCCCTGTTCATGTTCGAGCGTCTGGCGTTCCGTCGCGAGTTGAATCTGCTTGGTAGCCAGTTCCCGGGTAAACTGCTCGAGCTCTTTGACGCGCGCGACCGCCTTATCATGCTCCTCGCCCTGGCCAATCGCGCCGAGCCGTTGCGCCGCCGCGAGCCCGCCGCCCACCGGACCCTGAGCCGTGGTCGCGACCGCGCCGATCGTTTCCATCAAGCCGGGGGCCTTGGTAGTCTTTTCTTCGAACTGCTGTGCGGCCAACGCCTTCTGGTAGTGTTCGAGCTCCAGGCGCGCGTTCCGGATGTCGGTCTCATTGGCCTTCATCTCGGCGCTGATCTTGGCGAAACCGGTCAGGCCTTGTGCCGGCAGCTTTTCGAGGGCTTCGCCTTGCGCGTAGATGGCCCGCTGCAGGGCGGAGCTCAACGAAATATGATCTTCGAAAGCCTTTTTGGCTTCCTCATCCCAACCGCGCAGGGCGTTGATGCCCTTGCCGAGGCCGTCCACGATGCTGGCGAGGATGTCGATAAACATCAGCCCGGTCAGGATGGGGAAGGCGGCTTCGAGCGCCGAGGCTACGGCGGGTACGTGGGCCACCGCCATTTCAAAGGCCCGCGGAATCCGCACGCCGGTCATCTCCCGGAACGTCTGGCCCGCCATCGAAGCTTTATAGAAGCCTCCCGTGACGCGGCCGCCCGCCTCTTCGCCCGCCACGCCCATCTTGACGAGTTCGGCGGTCACCGCTGCGACTTCGGCTTGCATCTCTCGCTCGGCCAGCATGGCGGCCTTGACCTCATCGGTCATCCGCTTCACCGAAGCGGCAGCCTGCGTGTTCCCCTTTTCGACGAAGGGACCGAGGAGTTGCGAGAGCTCGGCCAGGCCTTTGAGGGCACTGGCTGTTTGCTTGGTGCCGTCCCGGTAGCGCTGCTCCGCGATCGCGAGCTGCACCTGCAGCTGGATGATCTTGGCGGCCTTCTCTTCTTCGGCCGACAGGACCTGCGCGGCTCCCGCCACCTGGGCCGCGGCACCCTGTTGCGCGCTCTTTCCCTCGGCCTGCGCCTTCCGCCCGGCAGCCGCGATCCCGGCGGTGGCGGTCTTTTCCGCGCCGGCCACGGCTTCGGCGGCGGCCTGCGTGCGCACCTCGGCGGTTTTCTCGATGGCCGCCTGTTTGTCGGTCTCGGCTTGCTGGTTGACCGCCACCATTTCGGCGGCAGCCTGTTTTTCCTGGTCGGCAGCCGCCGTTTGGGAAGCGACGGGTTGCCCCGGACTCGCCGCCGCCGCACTGGACCAGCTCTGCAGCCGCCCCATGCGTTCGGTCAGCGCCGCTTGCTCGACCTGTCCGGATTGCTGCTGCTGCTGCGCAGCCAGATAGGCTTCGCTCTGCGTATCGCGCGGCAGGAACTGGCCACCCGGCCCGCGTTCGAGCGGCGCATTCAGGATGGCCTTGGCCTCCGTAATCTTGGCGGTCGCTTTGTCCCAGGCGGCCGTTAACCGGCTCAGATTGAGTTCGGTCGTAGCGATCTGTTTTTCGATCGCCTCCCGGTATTCGACCAGCTGCGCGCGCGCCTCGGGATCCGCCTTCGGAGCGAGTTTTAGCTGGAGGTTCGCCTCGCGGAAGGCACGCTTGAGGTCGGAGAGAGACGACTCGATCTCCGCCTGCATCCGCTCCATGCCGGCAGCCAGCTGCGAAGCGTCGACCCGGAGGGCAACCGATATTACGTTGTCGTCGGTGGTGGCCATACAGTCAGAAAATAGTTAGCTGTCGTTACTGGACCGCGCTCGCGGCCGCTGCGGAAAACTCTGGTGGTGGCGCCTGCGTGCGCAGGCCACTCACTTCGAGCACGGCGCGGTGCAGTTGCAGATAGCCGTCTAAATCGAGCGAGCTTTTCACTTCCTGGAGCGTCATCGTTTCTCCGGCATTCGTCAAGGAGGCCATGATCGTGCCCCAGATCCGGTCCCGGCCGCCGCGCAGGCCTGCGCTCACCTCTTCGGTCGGCTCGGCCTCGATGATTTCTTCGATCTGCGCCATGTTGAGCGGAGCCAGGCGAAAAACAACGCCGTCGATCTCCACGTCTTTGATTTTTTTAGATGTTCCGTTTCGCATAAGCTTTTTTAGTTGCGGCTCGAGCCGCCATTCTCCTTTTTCATATCGCGCGCCAACGCTGCCTGCAGGGCGAGCGGCAGATGATCGCCGGACTTCACCTGGCCGCCCCACATGCCGACAAAGAGCGTTTTTTCTGCGAAGCTGGAATCGCCGTTGGTGGTGCTTTCGCCGTGCTGCCGTCGCGCGCGCGCGGGCGGCTTATAGCCGACGAAGGCCTGCACCAGCCAGGCCACTGGCGGACACTCTTCCCAGTACTCGAACAACGCGAGCACGCTGGGAAACGGCGCCCGGGCACAGTCGGCAAAGGTCCAGCCTAAATTTGCGACCAGCCGGCTGCGCAGATAATCGAAATCGACTGGCGGGCCGTCGGCCGCCTCCGCCTGCTTGAGTCCGCTCACCGTGAGCACGGCTTCGTAGAGCGCGCGGTACTCCTCGAAATCGATGGCCTGCTTCAGCGCGGCCAGATCGATCGCAGTGCCGGCATTCGCCAGCGACTGCACGATCGGCGTCCAGCGCTGGTCAGCCGCGTCGTCGTTCAGCAGGGTTTCTACTTGATCGACGGTCAGCGGGGCCAGACGAAGCTTCCCCGCCGCCGTTGCGATCCGCTGGGTCTTCATCCGGAAGACCTCCCTCGTTTTACCCGTTGACGGAATACATGTCGATCACGCGCCCGGAAGCGCTCTGAAAGAACATGAAGTCGACTTCGGGAATCGAGTAATCGGCGCGCTTGTTGCCGATGGTGATCTTGTTCACTTTGGCGGCGTAGAGATGAATGACGTTGTACACGCCCGAGACCGGCTGATACTGATCGACCAGAAAGAACTCGCACTGCGGGCCGTAGCCGAGCAGCTGGTTGTTCACCTGATACAGCGCGCCGGTCGCGGTGAGTGTGTAGGAGTAGCTGATCAACACGGCCAGCCCGGTGTCGGCGCTGGCGAAGGTGTAGACCCCGGCGGACACCGTGTACTGTCCCGTGGTCGGCGTGCCGGTCGTGAGTTTCTGCAATTCTTTGCCGGTCGCCTGGTAGACCACACCCAGGTCCGTCTCAAACGTTCCGGTCGAGGGCGGCGTCACCGTGACAGTGAACGGCGTCGAAGCCGGAACGTTGTGGGCTTCATTCGGGGAAACCGACGTGCCGCCGGTCGCTACCGTGTCGGCAAAGAAGATCTGGTTGAACATCGTCAGATCTTTGCGCCCGATCGAGAACTTGCCGGAGCCTTTCTTGTCGGCCACCGCCGTGTCATCCGGGAACTGGCTGGCGCCCTTGAGTTCCTTGATGTCTCCGCTGATATCGATCGAGACGTCTTGAATGGTGAGCCCCTGCAGGGGCGTGGGATTCGTGGCTAAATTGCCCGCGTTCGGATTGACGTAGAGTCTCCCGCTACCGAATTGCAAATACGCTGACATTGTTGATGGAACTCCTTAGATTGATATCGCTGCGATATCGTGTTTAGAATGGAACTATTGAAGTGCGCTCGATAGCGTCAGATGCCCGTGTCGATCGTGATCGGCAGCACCGCTACGCTCGTCAAATCTTCCGGTAAGCTTCCTTCACTGATAATCACTTCGCCGTCGATGTAAACGTTTGCTACCAGCAGGCCGAGGGTCTGGCGGTCGAAGCCGGGCGGCGGCAGCAGCACCTGTTCGACGGCATCGAGCACATTGTTCAGCTGCGCACCCGGGCTGTCGGAGGTGGGATCATGCTGGCAGTAAACCCAGAGCAGCGCTTTGAGCCGCCACTTGGTTTCGCCGTAGGTGCCTTGCGACGAGTGCTCAAACCCCTTCACCAGGTAGGCGGCCGGTTGATTGACGCCTGGGACCGCATCCCACTGCTCGAATTTGCGCGACAGTGTCACGAACGCAGCGCTCCCGGCGATCTGCGCCGTCGCGAGCTGCGTAAGCAGCGCTTCGAAGATGGACTCCCGCGTGACGTTCATGGCTTAGCGGAAAGCAGCTGGTTGACCGTCTCTTGCATTCCGGCGATAAACTCTTCTTTCATTTCGGCTTGCGCAGATCGCATGAACGATCTTTCCTTGATCGGCGGATGGAGTACGCTCTTTACCGTCACCCGGCGGTTGCCCATCAGGAAGGACAGCGCCTGCTTATTGACCGGGACGATGACGTAGGATTTGCTGGTGCCGAACTCATGAAAGCGTCCGTAGAAAGCGGGTCCGCCCGCGCCCTCCACGCTGCCCGAGACTACGCCGGAGGCTTCATCGATCGTGGCGGGAATGACTTCAATCGAGCGTTTCAGCTTGCCCGAGCGCTGCTGCAACACTTGCCCGGAGAGCTTCTGGGTCTGGATGCGCTGCTGCAGGCGGGTATTGAGCAGATTGATCTTGCGTTCGAGCGCGCCAAACAACTGGCTGCGCAGGATGCTCAAGCGGGCGAGCTGCTCGCCGTCGCCGGTGATGGTGAAGGTAATCATGGGGTCAGGCGGCGGTAGCGCTCGATCACATCTTCGACTTCGGGTGGAATCGACCAGCTTCTAAAGCTGGTTGTGCCGCCGCCCTGGGGCAGGGCAATGGAGGCTTCATCGGTGACCGACTTGCGCTTGTAATTCACCGCTACTTGTTTCCGCACGGCTTCCTCCACGTCGAGCGGCACTTCGGAATAACCCGCCTGGTAGTTGACGAGAATGTTCAAACGGCCGCGCCAAAACCAACGGCTGCCGAGCAGCACGACGCCGGTCCCCTGGGCGTTGAGGACCCAGCCGCTTTGGAAGTAATCGGTGCTTTGTGAGATCGGGTTGCCATTGATCTGCAAAGAGAGCACGGCGGTGACTGGAAAATAATTGAGCAGGAGCTCATCGCGGCCGGTGCCGTCGTAGCGTTCCGTATAGTTCTGAATCGAACTGAGCGAGCCGCGGCAGGTGCGCGTCAGCCAGTATTGGCTGGCTCCCGTAATCAGGCTCGCAAGCAGCGCATCGTCGGCCGTAGCTGTCGGCGCAATGCCGATGTAGGCTTTCACATCGGCCAACTGGCATAAATCGATACCCGCATTCGGCCGCGCCGTGCTGAGGATCGAGGCGGCCACCGGGACCGAGCCTTCCTGGACGGCGGAGACCGCTCCGGTGCCGGTCCAGCGATACGTGTAGGTGCCGGCGAGGGTGGTCGAGAGATCGAAGTGGTAGACGCCGGTTCCGTCCCGCGTAATCTCCGAAGTCGTGTAGTTCTGGGTCGAGCCGTCCGGCGCCGTAATCGCGAGCGTGACGGTGGAGGGATCGGCGGGCTGATTGGTCAGGTCCGCGAATGTGACCGAGAGGCGCACCAGGTCGCCGGTTTCGTAGATCATCGGGTGCCTCCAACGGGGCGCACAGAGGTAGTGGCGGCGGCCGTCGCGGATACGGTAAGCAGTGCCCCGCCGTTCTGCCTGGACTTAACCGGTGTCGCGCTGCCGAGCTCGCGCGCTGCGGTGAGCGTAACCCCGATGGCACTTTTGTAAGAGAGCACCCGGCCGGGCCGGCGTCCCAAGACCGCAGCGGAGAAACCTCCGGCAAAGTTCATATTGAATTTGTGGGGAGCGAACGATTAACTGGCGTTGAAAAACTTCCCGATCCGTTTGCTGATACCGCCCGTCAGGCTGGCCATCGAAGCGCTCAGGTTTTTGATTACGGTGCCGTGAACCGCATTCAACACGGCCGAAAAACGGGTCATACTCGCCAGGACCACGATGAAACTCGTGCGTGTGGTTGTCGCGGCAAAGGTGGCCATCGACGCCACAAACAGCTGCCCCCGCCCGCGCACCAACACCGCGGTAAACGCCGCCAGCGAGGCTGCCAGCCAGCGTCCCCGCTGGACCGAGGCCAAAAAAACATGCAGCGAAGCCGCCAGCAGCACAATGGTCGAGCGGCTCAAGCTTCCGGCAAAGGTGGCCATCGAGGCCATCTGCATCTTATTGTCCTGTTTGAGAACACTGCCGGCAAAATTCATAAGGCTGGCGGAAAAGCTGATGAGCTGGGGCGGCTGCTGACCGCCAAGGAAAGCAAACTCGATGTTGGCAAGGTTGCTTTGCGCGCTCCCTAGTTTGGAGGTGAACAAAGCCTACTCAGCCTCCGTTTTTAGAAAGCAGCATCGGTCGAATCATCAACTGCGCGCAGGTATCGAGCATCATGCGCTTGAGCATGGCCCCGATATCTGCATCCAGGGGAGCTCCTAGCTCGACGTCGCTGTTAGAAGGCTGGCGCTGCGATAACCGCTGCTCTTCGAACACCCCGATCGCCGGCTTGGTCAGTTCCAGGGTAGTTACCTTTCCGTCAACATCGAAAGTTATGGTGATTGAATTGGGTTGAGCCATAAAGGTCCTAGCTGCCTAGCTGCAGAGCCACGCCGATATTGGTCTGCGCGACATACTGATTTGCATAGTTGTTCCACAACGAGGAGACCACGAAATCAATGTCCGAATCCGCACAGGGTGTACCGCTGGCGCCTGCTGCATTGCCTGCTTCGCCAGAAATCGTCGCGTTTGTGAGCACGCCTGGAATGAAAAACATGGTTTGTTCTAACGGGTTCGTGTAGATCGCATTCGCCCAGGCCAGGCGATTGGCGTGATTCGTGACAGAATCACCCTCGTTGAGGATCAGCGCTGCCGCAGCCAGTAGACTTCCCATGACCTGTTGAATGAATGTTTGATTGCTGATGAGTTGTGCTTGTTGTGCTCGTGTGCTTGCCATAGAAATTCCTTACGCAACACGGTAAGTGCCTGACAATCGGAATTGCCACACTCCCGCTACAAAGTTTGGTGACGTTGAATTGAAAGTTGGATTTGCGAAAACAAACGTGCCTGCTTGAATCCAGCCAGTAGATGGGTTGAAAACCGACCCACCCGGAATTACCGACTGGCAGGCCAGTACATGAGGATTACCGTCCACACAACTAAGCGGAGCGGATGCGAAAACAAAAGCACTGATAGCCCCTCCGAGAGTCACCGTGAACTCTAGTTCGAACATGACCAGCGGTCCAATACGCAGGTACTGGGTTGTTGCGTACGTAATGCTACTCAATGACATTGAACCCGCTGCTGTTAAGCTAGGGGTCCAGGTCTGCCAACCACCCATCCCGCCTAGGACTGGCTCGTTGAGCGAAATACTCGCAACACTGAAATCAGCAATGGTAGTGCCAGTTAAGTTACGAATATAAGTATGTCCTGGAGAATCAATGAAAATCCCAGGGCTGCCGTTGGTCGTGCCACCGATGAAAATGCGCGCATCAGTACCATGCACACCGCTCTCCAGGTTCAGGCCACTTGCCGAGCCACCGCCGGTGATCGAGGCTGCTAGGGCGTTGCTACCGGCAGTAAAAGTAGCCACACCGGAAAAGCTAGCGGTGCCCTGCGATACCGGAACATTGATCTGTAAACCTGTCGCCTGAAAAGTCGCGAAGTTGGTTGTTCCTGCCGTGTTCCGTAACAGGGTTTCATCAGAGTCAAGAACTATTACACTGGCCGGAGTGGCCGTAGAACCTCCGATGTAAATGCGAGGGTCGGTCCCAAACACCCCAGGGCTCATGTTGAGATCGCCTGACGAGCCACTGCCCAGGATGTTAAACGTTGACGCTCCATTGGTGGTGACTTTGATCGTGGGAAATACATTCGTCCCGCTGAACGTGTTGTTGGCTGTGAGAGAAGCTCCACCAAGAGCAAACAACGCAGCCGTGGCGCTCAACTGTCCGGTGCCTCCATTTCCAATGCTTAAAGGGAACGTCAAAGCCGCCTGCTTCGAGTTGAATGTCGTCCAATCATTGTTCGACAGATACCCACCCTGGCTCGCTGATGCTTGCTTCACCTGAACCGTGAGCCCGGAACCAAGGATGGCGCCCGTCCCCCCAGTAATCGTCAAGACCGCTGAGGTTGCTTCGGTCAAGTTCCCGACACTGCTCACTGCTGCCGCCCCGAGGCCTAGGGCGGTCCGAGCGCCGGCCTGATCACTGAAAGTAACCCCTCCGCTGATAGTTATTGGGTTGCTGAAAGTCACCGGACTAGCGAAAGTCACCGCACCGGTGAGCGCGAGGACAGTGAAGGCGTTTAACCAGTTATCGGTACCCAAAGGACCGACGGTGCGGGTATTGTATTGCAAACACCACGTATCACTCGCGTGGGCCGCTCCGGGAACTGGGATGAAGCGGTACTCATAGTAACCAGAAGCATGGCTGGTTGTGAAATTAACTCCTACACCTGAAAGCAAGTTGATGTAAGAAGAAAATTGAACTGGTCCTAGAAAGGCAGCCGCTCCTGTCGCATTGACAGTTGGGATAGGGTTGAAAGATTCGGGTTGGGCGGAAATCCCGGTATCAGTAAAGGTGACGCTGGTCGTGTTGCCTATCTGGCCCTGGTTACTGCCTCCAACCGCGCGATAGATGTTGTAAGAAGCAGCATTGTCGACAGGATCCCAGCTGATTACATTGAAGTTGGAGGAGCTTAAAGTCGCATTGCCGTTGGTAATCTGACCGTTCGGCAGGGAGCTGCTCGTATCTGTTTTGGTGCCGTCTTGGGCAACTGCACAAACTAGATACGTGTAAGCGGTACTACCCGTCGTTCCGTTTGCTACAACAGACTCAATAAACGGTGGCTGCAACTGCACCATCGTCAGAGATGAATAGAAAGCGTTACCTAAACTAGTGAGGTAATTGCCGCCAGGTGAGAACGTAACACTGCCGGTAAAGGTGGCAGGGCTGACAAAGGTACTAGGACCGTTTACAGTCAAAGTATCTTGTGAGGCCAGCGGGCCGTTGAAAGTGACCTCGTTTACAAACGTGCCTCCGCTTTGGAGTAGTGTATTCCCCGCGTCCGTCTCTGCCTGAAGCAGCGCCCCAGCCGTCAAAACATGCGTGACCGCTGCGCCGGAGGCATGAACGGCTGCCGTCGTCCCTTCTGCGTTCGAGCCGGTCAGCGAAGTGCCGCTAATGGCTATAACCAGCAAAATCTCGGCATCGATGATGACCCGAAAACTGGCCAGCGTAGGCAGGTTGGCGGCCGAGGCGACAGTGAACGTAACCGGCCTGGTAGTCGAAGTAATGGCCGCAGCTAGCGTCGTGCCACCGTGGTTTGAAAACTGTTCAGACATCAGGTCCAGCGTTCATTCAGGTTGACCACGCCCGGCGCGTGCACATGCGGCGCTATGCCTAACTGCTCACAGCGATGCGCGATCAACCGGTCGAGACCGCAGTAGTACTTGGTATGGTTACAGCAAGGCGGAAACGGCTCATCCAGAAAGGACGGGTGGGAAACCAGCAGTTCCTTACCGAACTTCACACAGCCCAGGCCGTCTTCAATCCAACCGACGGAACAGTAATACGGGAACGTGCACCAGGCCTCGGGACAGTTTTCCAGCTGTTGCAAAGCGCCTGGCCAAGGGATGATGTCATGCTCGACCAGCGCGAAGGTTTCCCGGCCGCGCCACAGTTCGACGAGTAACTGGTAATAGCTATCGTCGGCCGTCATGTGCCGGAAGTCGGCCTCGACGCCATCCTGCCGCAGCGCGAGCTCGACCGCCGGCAGCATCGCGGCCGAGGTGGCAAACGGAACGACCACTTTCATGCGGTCTATGTTCCACCGGCGTTAATTTGCAAAGTGTACGTGAATTGGACGGAGTCTCCGCTCGCGACGTTGATCGCCCCGAAAACCCGGTGATCCCACATGGTGCCGCCCTGCGCCGCCTGATTAAACAACGCCCATTCCGTGATGGCCAACGCCCCGGTATAAGTGATCGTCCCGGCGGTGCGGTACTGGTTGGTGGCGGGACTACTTTGCGTGCCGGTCGCGCGGGTCGTGGGGCCCGCCTGCGCGCTCAAGCCGGAATCGGTCGACGTTTCCGCTAGCGTGCCGGTGCCCGAATCATGGAAGTTCATCGAAGAGATGCGCGGCGAGGCCTGGCCCGACGCAAAATCGGCGGCGAGGAAGTTGGCGCCGCCCGTCACGACTAAGCCCACCGTGCCGAAAAAGACACCGTGCACGCGCGGATCGCGGAAGAGTTCCAGCATCTTCTCCGGGTGATCGACCACGCCGTAGAGGCTCAGGAACGCCGCAAAGCCCATGCTGATCGGAATAATGCCCTTATCCCGCAGCGTCTTCCACAAGGCCCGCCACCACTGAATGGGCCGGCCCAGCAGCCGCGGCCGCTTCGAGAGACAACCCAGATCGCGATGCGAACCGTCCGCCCGGATCAGCACTGCATCGAGTGAGCCGGCCGCGCCAGGCAAGGCGCTATCCCAGTCGGTTGTTGTTTTTTTAGACATGCGCCTGCTCCTTTTCGGGCGCTGCCAGGAACGTGGTGCAGGCACAGGCGAGCCGCCCTTCCCCGGATGCGCTCTCCTCGATGTATTTCGTCCCGCCGTCCACCGTGCAGCCCACGCCTTCGATGTGTTGATTTTCCAGGTGGCCGCACCCCATGCAGCGATCCGGATCATGGTGGACCGGTTCGACCGGCGCATTGGGATTTTTCTTTAAGGCCCACGCCATACTTGCTCCTTGCGGCTTCAAGACTTTGATTTCTAAAGTTGCCAAAACGTACCTCTCTTCAAAAAGCCGGGGCTTCCGGGCACCGAAGTTCCAAAAAGCGCCCGGCCATCTTAGCTGAGGGCGGCGCCGGTGATGACGGCGCTGAGTTGCGGCAAGCGGTGTGCCAGCACTTCATGCACATAGGTGCCGTACTCCCAACGTCGGGTCCGGATCGGATACAGCAGGCTGTAATAGTCGCGTTGTGTCAGGATTTCGCGCACGTTGGCCACCCGGCTATGCGGATAGGGGTTGGTCGAAATGTCAAAATACATGGTTCCCGGCGTGAGAGCGGGATGCAGCCGGATGTCGATGTTCTTCGCTCCGGTCATGGTGAACTTCGAGATGTAGCTGACGGTCATCGAACCGGCGATGATCTTGTTCTGGTCCGCGGGGTTCAACTGGATTCGGTACGATCCTGCATTGCCGCCGGTACCGGCGAAGACCGCTTTGGTGATCAGGGTCAACTGCTCGGAGGAGACATAGATCGTGTCCACCGTGGCCTGATAGGTGTTCCACAATTGCGCGAGAACCGTTTCGATCTCCTTGATCGAGCCGTCTCCGTTCGGGGTGAGCGCGGTACCTCCGAGATCCGTCCAGATGCCGCTCTGAGCGGCGAAGCTCAGAAACCCATCGAAGGACAGAGAGTTGGTGGAGGTATCGGTATTCAGGCCGGTCGCGGCTCCGTTCTGGGTGCCGGCCGCGGCGGCCGTAATAGTGGCGGTCGGGACGGTGGTGATGGCGGCGAGTTTCGCATTCGCGAGGGTGGGGCCCGAGGCGTCGGTGGTGTTGACGAACCAGGCGTAGGCCACTGCGCCTTTGACGGCGGCGACCTTGGCCGTTACCTGGTTATTGCCAGCGGTGGTTGTCGCGACGGTGGACATAGCGCTGATGGCCGCCAGCCCGCCATTGACGGTGGTCGTCGAACCGTCCGCGTTGTTGCGTGTGATGGTAGGCGAGAGGCCGCTCGTGACGGCCGCGGTGCCGCCTTGCAACGTGTAGCCGAAATGAGTGATGGCCACGACCGCGACGGAGACCGTGGCGCCGGTGGTAAACCCGGTGCCGGCCGCCAAGGCTACGGTGGGGGTGGGTGTGGTGCCCAGCTGGTAGCTGGTATTCCCGCCGATCAACATGCCTTCCTCGGAAAGCATGATCGAGTGCAGCACCATAGTCTGGCTGTCTGCCATCGGATCGCTGAAGCCTTCGGCCGCGAACTGCCCGGTGAAGGTGGTGAAAGACTCCTGGCCGATTTCCTTGTACGGCGCGGTGTAGTCTTTTTCCTGGAAGCTCAGGAAGGCGTTGCGCTGGCCTTCTGCCACGCCCGAATAGTTATTCGTCGCATTCGGGTTGATGAAAGCTTTCCAGTGTGCGGCGGTACCGACGCCGGCGTTGACTCGCCCGGCGCGCGGGATCGAGTTACGCAGTGGCGTGTTGACCGGATACAGCAGGTAAGCCGGGGGCCGGAGGTCATAGAAGACCATCCCGGTGGCTGTCGTAATACCCTGCGTGGTTGCATCTTTGCGCAAATTACGCGTTGCGTTCGCGGCGAGCGACTGATACGTCGCCTGATCTAAACGTTCCACTAAAATTGTTTCCTTTGTAAAAAAGTGAGAGGGCTAACTGTGAACACAGGGGCTACGGCTACTGCTGGAGCGGGACACCCTTGATCCGCTTCATGGCGGTCCGATACTCGTCGCTGACCGCTAGCGCTGGCGCGCCAGCCGCTTTGAAGACGGGCTCGGCTTCTTCTTCTTGTTCTTCGGATTCGGCTGGCACCTTGGAATCCTGCGTCTTCGTGACCACACGCCCGGTCTGCTTGGCCTTGGGCGGTTCCAGCTGCTCGTTCAGCTTGCCGAGCAGCTCTTCGAACTGGCTCTTAAACCCGGCGAGCGTTTCGTTGACACGGGTCTCGACGGTTTTCAGGAAATCTTCGGATTCGGCTGTTTTGGCGGGGGCAGCCGTTTTGGCAACGGCTTCCTCGGTCGTGCCTTTCGACGCAGCGGTCTTTTCCGAGGTGGCGGCTTTCTTCTTGTCGCCCATGCCGCCGCCCTGCGCGTCCTGGTCGTCTTCGCCGCCTACGCACCCGACGCATTTATCGAGCTGGGCCTGCATTTTTTCGTGGTGATCCTGAGCATCCGCTTTGGCTTTCTGGAGATGCTCGATGAGTCCGGCCTTTTTGGTGAGGTCCGACATAGTATTTGCTCCTTGTGCCGGTTGACCGGCCTGTGATTTGGAAATCTGGGCTGCCCGGGTGAGCAGCGCAGAAGCTTTTTTCAACTGCGCGTGAGTCGCGAGCCGCATAGGCATGCCATGCTGCTCCGGGTTTTCGCGCGTCAACAATTCCCCGGTCTCTTCTTCCGCCATCTGCAGGAAGGTCTGACACAGGGTTCGAATCTGGTCGAGCAAGGCGGCCGGCACCGGGCTGTCATCGGCTTCGCGGGCGGCTTCGGCCGCGGCCATCCATTGCAGCCAGCTCAACTGCTCGAGCAACTGCGCGAACTGCGAGACGTCATAGAGCCCTTTCGCGACGCGCTCGTTGGCCTGGCTGAGCAACGCGCTCGCTTCGGCCGCTTTCTGCTGCACCAGGAGAGCGCGGACCGAGGGTTCGTCCACGTTCTCTTTTTGGTGCTTGGTGATCGCGGTGACCGCATTCGGGTCGGCCGGGCACGTCCAGCCGCAGCTGCATTGGAAACTGCCGACCGGCGTCGGGTTCTCCGGTGTGGGCGCTTCCTTGGACGGGACGTACTGCACCAGATGCGTGTCGCGTAACGTCGGGCTGGGCGAGGCCTCCGCTTTATCGAGCTCGTCGAGTAACGCCTTGTCGGCGTCGTCGCCGCCGATGCCGTATTTCTTGGCGGCCGCTTTGATGCGGCCCAGCACCTTCGATTTCTCGCCGGCCGGTATCCCCTGCGTCTGCGAGAAGCGCGCCAGCGCATTGCGGATGTGCGATTTGCTCTGCTCTTCGTCGGGGAACTTGATCGGCAGCTTCCACGTCCCGGTGTCGTCCGGGTCGCCCACATAGGCAAAGGCGGAAGAAGGCAGATCGACGCCATCCACGCGTTTGGTTTTCTTCTCAGCGGCTTTGCCGAACTCGTCGAGCGCCGTGCGCACGATCTCTTGCACGTCTTCGCGCGAGAGGCCGGTTTCCTCTGGGTGAACCCAGGTCGATGGTTCGGCGGAGCGCGTCTTGCGCATCTCGACCGATCCGTCGGCCTTGATATAGGCGAAGTGGCACACGCCGAGCGCGGGATTATCGACGAGGGACACCTCGGTGGGCAACGCCGTGTAATAGCGCTGGCCGTTTTCGCTCCAGCGTTTCTTATATTTGCCGCCGTGGGAAAAACCGGTGTAGACGCCTTCATCGACCTTCTGCCAGGCGTCTTCGTCGACCACTTTGAAGCCCATGAAGATTTCCTGCTGGCTGTCGCGGAAATCAATCGCCACGCCTTTCCCTACGGCTTTGAGCTGATGCATCTCGCGCAGATTGCCGCAGCTCTTTCCGTCAGTGGCTTTGGTGAACTCGGTAGACCAGCTTTTGTACTCTTCCTTGCTCGATTCGTAGTGGCAGGTCTCGCCGTCCTTATCCTGGACTTCGGCCGTGACGGCGCCCCAGACTTCCCGCCTGGCGGCGTCCACCTTGGCAAAAGGGACGAATTTTCTGAATTCCGATTGCGGAATGGCCATAAGTGAAGAAACTCCTTGCAGGCCGCTGAGCGCGGCGGGATGATTTACAGTCGGTCAGCCAGCCGAATGCGGGGAGGCTGAGCGAGTCTTCGTAATCGGCAAACTCTTCCATTTCGGCGGCGGTGGCGGAAATAGAAAAAGGCCACCGATCGAGGGCGGTGGCCTGAGAGGAGACCCGTTACGTGATTATTAGAAGAGTGGCGGAGCGAGAAACCTTTTCTCGACCAGCGCGCCAGGAACTGTTACAAAACGAACTACTCCTCGTTCAACTCGACGGGAACGAGCGCGCATCGGCAATTCGGGTGATCGGGAGGGCAGGGAACTCCGGTCGGAAACAGCTGACCGGTCGGAATGGCGCCCGCCGCGTGATTCTCGTCGCAGCCGTCCCGGTTGTCGTGATCGGCGCTCATATCCCAGCGCACGGTTTTGACGGTGCCCATGGTTTGCCAGATATGCAGCGTGCCGTAGCTCTGGGCCCGGGCGATCTCGGTGCGGCCAATGGTTTTCGCCCGGCCTTCGGAAAACGCGCCCGCCTCGCGGACCTGCTCGACCAGTTTTTCCAGCGGCGTTTCCTGTTCGAAAGCGCGCTCGACTAACACCCGCAGTTCGTTGCGCGTCGTTTCGTCAATCCGCCACTTCGCGTTCGGATTGGGAACCAGCTTGCCGCCGCGCCACTGCATGCCGACCAATTCGGCTGCCCGCTCATGCGCGTAGGCACGGGCATTCTCGCTGGCGGCGGAGATCAACCCGACATCCGATATCTCCAGCTGGCCGATGCCGATCGACCCGCCGTGCGCCGCCGCGCCGAAGAGTGAAGACTCGGCCGGGGCTACCAGTTCGTGCCACTCCACGTTGGCCGCCACTTCGATCACGTCTTCGGCCGAGGGCCCGCTCTCGGGCGGTTTCTTTGCCTTCTGCAGTCCGAGCAAGCGCGCCACCCGGGCGGCCGCGCGATTCCCCTCGGTATGCAGAAAGCTCGCCACGGCATTCTGAAACTGTTCGACATGATGCGCGTTGAGGGCCGCATCATGCGTGTCGATGCGCAGCTTGGCGCGTTTTCGCTTGGCCAGCTCGTGAAGTGCCAGTGTAAGAACGACCTTAAGTCCCACGTCTTCCTTCTCGTCCGTGCGCCCGCGCCGGGTCAACTCGCGTTTGGCCAACAGCGCCAGCAGCGCGGCTTTGCTGGTGACCACTTCTTTTTCAGTTAAGAAATAGCGGTCGGTTTTGATCCACTTCGTTCGCTTCAGTCGGTCGAAGCTCAGCGCAGCGTCCTTAGCGGTGATCTCGACCGAGCGTACGTTTCCTTTTATCGGCTCACCGCGGTCGTTGGTATGTCCACGCGAAAAGTCCGCCGCGAGCTTTCTGCTCGTACTGAAGGATGAGATCCCGCCCGGGCCTTTGGAATGTTCCCCGTAGCCGCGATAGACCGTGATGTTACCGGGATGCAGTTCTGCGAGCGGGCTACCGGGCTTGCATTCCGCCAGCACACGCTTCATCAACGGCCTTACGAACGTGCGCTGTTCGCCCCATTCTTTCCAGAGGTCAACGGTGAATTGCAGGACCGCGCTGCGTTCTTCTGGATTGCGTAGAATCGTCCGAAATTCGCTGTCTGGCAGTCGAGTCAACTGCTTGAATGCGCTGTTCGCCCTGCGGAACTCGTCTTGATCCCCGGGCTCGCTCTTGAGATGGCGCACCCAAGGATGGCCTTTGCTCGGTTTCTTCTTGTTGCCGCTTTCTGTCCACTTGCCGCCCGGCCCGCGCGGATGCTCGTCTTCCTCGTAGTCCCCCTTCGCCAGTGCCACTGCCGCCGCTGCTGCGAGCTTCTCGTGATAGAGGGTGTCGCCGTGGCGGTTCAGTTCGGCAAAACTTTTATCGACTTCATCGTAATAATCCTGCCAAAGCTTCGAGGGCGGCCGGTCGCCTCGTTGCTTATCCTCGCCAACGTCTCGCAGCCGGGCCATTTCGGCGATGGTTTCATGCTTGGCCATTTCTGCGCCTTCGTAGAAATACCCTGCTGTAAAGTCCTCATCCTCTACTTTGGACACAACCGACCAGTATTCGGCGCTGTATTCACTGACACCGTCATCTCTCATCAACTGCTCGTCATCGAACTTCTGGAACCGGGACAACAACGGGAAATCCTTAGCAAAGTCATCCTTGATGACATGCGCGTTGGTCCCGAGATGATAGTTGGCGCGATCGGATACTTCCAGGCCGGCGCGACGGGCAGCCCGCACCATCTGTTTCTCTTTTTTGAGGGCATTCAGCACGGACTCATACCGCACGTGAGCGACCTCGTGCGCAACGATGCCATGGATCTGGGTTTTCCCGATGCGGTTGTTGGGATTCGCAAAAATAGTGACCTGCCCCGTCTCGAGGTCCGCCACACCTGCGGCGTGGCCCTCCATCGTGCCAACGCTAAAGGGCAGTCTCTCCTCGGACGTCTCGATTTTGTCGAGCGGGAAACCGAGTTTCTGTGCAAACGACCTGGCGATCTTAGCGTGCCAACGCGCGTGGTAAGAAAGACCGCGTTCGTTCTCGCTGAGTGGTGCTTCCGGTGGCGCTTCCGGTGGCGCTTCCTCGGAGATCCTGCCCCGCGACCGTTCTTTTGGAGGCTTTGTCTTCTTGCCGCCTGGCGCCGGAGCCCAGCGGCCGTGTTCGTCGCGCGGGTGCTCGTCTTCCTCGTAGTCCTTGGCAAAATCGGCAGCCGCACTCTTTGCTGCATCGCTATCGCCGTTGCCAATATGCCCGAACCAGCAGCGGCCATCGCGCTCGTCGACGATCTTGACGAGATCCGCTTTCGCCGGGTCCACGATGGTCCAGTCGGAGGACTGAAGATAGGTGGCGAAGACACGCGGTGCCGGATCGGGATCGTCTTCGTCGAGATCTCGCTCATCGGTTGCTCGTTTGCGCAATTCGCGCCTGGCGAGTTCGGCCAGCGCGCGTTGCCATCTTTCATCCAGACTCACTGGCTTTCGTCAGCGTTCGGTTCCTGGTAGTAGAACTCGCGCAACAACGTCTTGGCGGCCGCCGCGAGCGAGCCCCACTTCTTTTTGGCGTACTGGATGGCGGCGTGCCATTTCCGATTGGCGAGCGCGGCCTTTCCCCGATCCAATTCGACGGCCGCGCCGGTGGATTTTTCGATGCGGGCCAGGATGGCCTTCTTCTTTCCGGGGAAATAGCGGTCGATGAACTGCTCTATAGGCATGTCCCGGCGCCTATCGTTGCATTTCTTGCAGCAGGTTACGAGATTGTCGGCGCTGTGCGGGCCGCCTTTGGAATGCGGGATCAGGTGATCGAGTGTGATGGTGTCTTTGTCCGTCTGGCAGTATGCGCAGCGGAATTTATCCCGGATGTAAATGCCGAGCCGTTTTGGCGGGCGGATCCACTTCATGCCCTGGCCCTGTCCGCCGCTCAGGGTGTGGCGATCGACCACGCCGGGTAAATGACGTGATTTCTTGCCCGGCTTCTCGACAAATTTGCCGCCGGTATGGGAGCCGGCGGGCGCACGCGGATGCTCGTCTTCCTCGAATTTGGCGAGCTCCTCCGCGCTCGCGGCCGCGTTTTTCTCGTCGTCGTCTCCGGCTTCTGTCGCGTCGAACAGTTCCCGAAGTTCGGCCCCGGTCATGTGTTCGAACAACAGGTTGTAATCGTCCTCGGTCAGTTTTTCGTCGTCGTCCTCGTCTTTGTCGTCGTCGTCGGAACCGCTCGCCTTCGCGACCGCGCCGTTTTTCTCGGCGAGCAGAATGATGGTCTTCAGTTCCTCGTCCGACAGCGTGGAGAGATCGTCCATGCCGGCGGCTTTCTGCTGTTCGTTGGCTTTGGGCTCGGGTGCTTCGTTCTCGCCTTCCTGCCCTTCTGCTTCTGCGCCTGGTCCGCCTGCGCTCTCGGCCGGCTGCCCGTTGATGACATCCGGGTTAAAGGCACCGCCGGGTTGTCCCGGCTGCCCGCCGCCGGGCGGCTGCTGGGACTGGAGCACGCTATCAATCGCCACCAGCGGGCCGCTGGAGGTCAGTACGTTCGCGGCCGGATCGTCGCTGGGCTCGTCGCCCAGATACTCGCGCACTTCATTGCGCGTGCGCACGCCCGCCCCGAGATAAACCTGATCGGTCTGGGCTTGTTTGAGGGCATCCGGTTCGCGACGCTGCGCGAAGGTGAATTCGATCTCTTCATCGCCCTCCTGGCGCTGGATGATGTAGTTCAGCGTGTCGGCAATCCACTGGCAGACCGACTGCACGCCCATTTCCTGCGCGCTATCTTCGGACGATTCGGCGGTGGCCCGGTTCATCATGCGGGTCAGTTCTTTGGGCGAAACGCGGAACGCGAAGGCAATGACCCGGGCAAACCATTCGTCGGCTTCATCCTTAATCAGCGCGTCTTTGGTGAAATGCAGCCGGTTGACGCCTTTGTCGTCGCCCGGAATGAACCAGATGCGGCGGCGGTGCTGCAGATTGCCCGCCAGCTGCAAGTCGAACCAGCTCTGAAAGCGTTTCACCTGCTCTTCGTTCACGCTGCTCGGCATGGTGTAGAGCGCTTCGGGGACGTTGCCTTCGGTATAGGCTGCCAGCTGGAAGCGGCTGCGGCGCAGCGCGATGTTCAAGGTGAGTAAAATCTGTTCGACCGGACTAAACCCGTACAAGGTGCGCGCCCGCTGATTACGCGGCCGGTAAATCAGATCCTCGGTGGTGAGATCCACCGCGGGCAAGCCATAGAGAATTTGCTGATAGGCCGGGTTGGGCGGCAGCGGCGTGAAGCCGTTATCGTCGATGATCCGGTTGATGGTCTGCCCGTCGATTATGCGCAGGGCGCCGATGTCGGCTTTGCGGTTGCGCTGGACCAGGATCGAGGGTGCATCCAAAACGAATAGATCCTCCAGCAGCATGCGCAGCCAGTCGCACCAGGACTGCGTCTGGTTGGGCCAGGCCAGCAGATCGCTCCAGTACTGGACGCGGGGATCGGATTGCGAGCGCAAGCCGCGCTGCTTCTCCGTCTCTCCGGGCATTTGCCGCATCCGCACCTGCCAGGGCAGCAGACACACCGAATCCTTGAGCGCTTCAATCACGATGCGCACCAAATCGCAGTTGTCCGCCATATAGATCAGGTCCTGGAAGCTGATCGCTTCGGCGGCGCGCGGCTGGAAGACGAGGTTCTGTCCTGGCAGAAACTCGAACTGGCGCGGCTGCATGCCGAGCGGCGCTACCGGTTTGACTGGTTCGAGCGGTCCGAACCACTCGCTCGAAGACAGCCCGCGGACCTGTGAAGGACGCGCCGGGATCGGGCGTAGCAGACTCGTTGGCGGTTTGACTAATTGGCCGGCCATATTTAGGTGGGGCGTGTCAAAATTGACTCTGAACTGAGACTTTTGGTAGAGTCCTCGGTTTTGGGTTGCCCGGACGGTTTTCCAAAGAGGCCGTTCGGGCTTCTGGCTTTATTCGGTGTCGCTGAAAATGGCCGAATGCGGATCGGCTACCCAGTGGTCAGCCGCGACCACCGGCGGCTCCCCCCAGCGTGCGCCGCATTTGAAACACACATGGATGACCAGGCGATGGAGCGGCGAGAACTCGATGCGTCCCTGCCGATGTCCGCAGCCCGGGCACTTGGCGTTCTCGTCGACGCAGGTAAATCGATGATAGGTCCAGCGCCGATAGGCCCCCAGTACCGCGGTTTCCGCTGCTAGCAGCTGCCGGTCCACCCGTCTGGCGAGCCGCTCGCCAGCGGCCACCCATTTGCCGACTGCGGCCCAGAGGGTGCGCGCGCGCACTCCCGGCTTCTCCTGCGCGGCCAGCCCGCCGAACGTGCCGGTCAGCGTGGAAGCCATCAGAAACAAGAAAACGGTTGCATCCATAAATAGCGCTAATCGGCGTGATCTTTTTTGAAGCAACTTAGCGAAAAGGAATGCACTTCGACACTCCCTCATCGATGGCTTGCCCCGCAATCAAGAACTGGAAAACGACGATCATTGGTCTGATCGTGATCGGCGTTGGCGTCATCCATGCTCTGCATGCGCATGCGATCGATTCCGAAGCGCTGGCCGAGTTCTCAAGCGGTGCCGGCCTGATTATGGCGAGCGATGGTAATTCGAAAGCATAGCCGCGAAGCGGTTAGCCGCAGCATCAGTCAAATCGCTCTGGTGCCGTTCCCGAAGCTCGGCAGAGCGCGGGCGGGCGTGCGGCCCCATTACCAAAAAGTCGTTCTGTGGCTGCCTGTGCTGCCCGTAGCGCACCCGGTTCCGAGGCGCCTGCCGCGCGTCGCCCTTATCTCGCTTGCTTCCCTGAACTGAGGCCCGTAATATGGAATTCCTGCTGCAACTGCTGCTGTGCTACCGGATCGATCCGTACGGCATCCTGCACGGCGACCAACCGCCGCCCGATGAGCGCGACAAATACCCGGCTGAACCCGAGGGAGCGGACTAGTGGCAAAACTGCTCGAGTGGATCGACCGCTTCTTTGAGTGGCGTAATGCCCTATTCGCGCGGATCTTCATCGGTGTGGTGACCGTATTCGCGCTCGGCTCGATTCTGGCGCTGTGCGTGTATTTCGCGATCCAAGCCACCAATCCGGTCGAAATCATCTTGAGCCCGCATTTCGCACCGTTCGGCCAAAACTAAAAGGGAAGGGCGTTGCGGAGCAAGCAAAGGCAACCTCCCCAGGCTGCCCGCTCCCCTCGCGCCCCTTGCCCAATTTATTACAACCTGGTTAGCGCACCGCACCGCGCGGGCCAATCGTGTACACCCGGCGTTCCACTTCGCGGCCATTCGTGTCCTTCTCGACCGCAATCACCACCAGGCGGCCGCTCGAAAGCAGATGTTCTTCGAACTCGGCGCGCGGCATATGCAGGCGGACATCTTCCTTGAGCTGGTCGAGCCGCCGGCGCTGCGTTTCGTTCATGCCGTGGGTGTCTCAAAAAGGGTGCTCGCGGCGAGCCGTCTAAGTTCTTGAAAAGGCGTGGCCGTTGGCGGCCGTTACCGACGTTCCGCAAACGACCGATTGTGACGCACCGCGTTCAAAGCAGGTGCAGCACGAGCAGTACGATCACAATGACCAGCACCAGGGCGAGACCGCCGCTCGGATAGTATCCCCAATCGCGGCTGTACGGCCAGCTGGGATGGACTCCGACCACTAACAGGATCAATAAAACCACCAGCAATACATCCATGGGTGTCACCACTGGCGTGTTTCGAGGGCGACTTCGTTGCGGTCCAGCGCCGCGTATTCCACCCGTTCGGTTGCGCTGCGCCCATGCTGCAAACCGCACTGGTTGCATTTCCGCTCGCCGGTATTGACATCGAGCACGCGCACGGCGGATGAGCCGCACGCCGGACAGATTCGGATTTCGGGCGCGGGCTCGATCCCGGCGTGCCCGTTCGCATGGCCGTTGCCGTTGGCGTTGGCCTTTGCTTCTTTCAGATGTTTTGCCTCCGCTTCGTAATAGGCGAGCAACCCGTGCAGGTTCTCGCGGCGCCAGTTGAACACCTGCGTCATCGCGTCGATGTCATGATCCATCGAGGTTGAGGGGAACTTGCTGGCATAGTCGACGATGTCGCCCGAGAATGGTTCGTGTTCCGGCAGAAAGGCGTTGCCCGCTTCGAGATCGGCCGAGAATGGCCAGGCGCGGGCCAGTTTGCCGCCAGCCGGTCCGATGGGCAGAATCGAGATCTCGCCGTGATTGGTGCGCCGCCACTCTTCGATGACGGCCGGTCCGTTGGCGGTGTCTTCGATCAACGCCGCATGCGCGTGCCACTTCTCGGCGAGTCGTTTCGCTTCCATTTTGGTCGCCGTATAGCCCATGCGTTCGCAGGTGCGATCGAGCAGATACCCGCGCGGCCCGATGAAGCCCCAGACGTGCATCGCCACATGATCGGAATCGACGGTCGATTTGAAGGCGCAATCGATCGACAGCACGATCAGATCGAACTGCGGCCGCTCCTCAGGCGAATAGTAGCGCCAGTAATCGCGCTTGAGCATGAGGCCTTCGGCCGGGGCCGGATGACCCTGATAGAGCGCGTTCCAGGCGTACGTGCCCTGCACATGCTTGATGGCTTCGAGGGCGCGTAAGTCATAGCGTTCCGGGGCCAGTGCTTCGCCGATCTTGCGGAACTCTTCGTCCTGTTCGGCAATCGCCGGATAGTTGATGACATGGAAGGCATCGCTCCCGTGCTTGGCATCCTCGAGCAGCCGCCCGATCAAATCGTCCTGGTGCCAGCGGGTAAGCATGATGATCACGCCTGCACCCTTTTGGAGCCGCGAATAGAAGTCGGTGCGGTACCAGTTGTAGATGCCCTCCCGCGTCGAATCGCTCATCGCTTCCTCATAGCCCTTGATCGGGTCGTCGATGATGCCGATGTCGGAAGACCGGCCGGTAATGCCGCAGCCCACGCCGGCGGCCAGCATGAACCCGTCGTCGGCGTTTTGCAGGTAATCGCTGCGCAGCTTGGTCAGACGCTGGCGCGGAAAGACGTCCTGGTATTCGCTCGACAGCAGGATCTTGCGCCGGTCCGCGGACAGGGAATCGGCCCAGGTGGCTCCATAGCTGGCACACAAAAAGCGCAACTCGGGATATTTGCCTTGCGCCCAGGTGGGAAAGTGGCGGCTGACGAGCTGGCTGTTGTGAGTAGGAATGAGTGATTCGCCCGCCAGGTACACGCCGCCTTCGACCTGGATACAGCGACCCGGGCGCGGCGAGATGGACCGGATCTCGTGAATCGTGCGGCGGCAGACCAGGGAATCGATGGACACCCGGTCTCCAGCCGGCCGGAATGCCACTGGATCCACCCGCCAGCGCGGATACTCGTGCTCGGGATCGCGCCATAAGCCCTCTGCTTCGATCGCCCGGGTTTCGACCACCCGCTGCGGTGGGACTTGCCCCGGCAGCGTGGACGTCCGGTCATAGAGCGGCCATTCATGCGCCGCATGGCAGCCGATCACGCTGCCGTCGCTGAACACCACTTCGCGATTCGCTTTGCTGGCTTTGCCGACCGCCAACACCTTTACCGGCTGCCCGGCGCGGCCGAACACCGTCGCGCCCGGCTTGAGATCGCCGTGCTTCGTCCAGCCATCGGGCGTGTAGATCGGCGTGTCATGCGCCAGCAGCTTGCCATGCTGCGGCGGCGCGGACAGCATCAGCCGCGGCCGTTTGCCTGCCATCACATCGGCCAGAAACCGTTCAAGCACCGTGCAGACTTCGCGGTGGAACCAGCCGGCTTTGTAGTCCGGCTTGGTGTACTCAATGAACGGCAGCAGGTGGTCGGCCGCCTGTTCGGCCAGGCGCGCCTGCCGCTTCGCCAGTTGGCGGGCCGCATAGGCCGCCCGAATGAGGTGCCGGTAGATTTCCCGCTGGGGCGCCGGGGAACTCGTCATGCTATATATGTGATATGCCCACTCTGACAGCTACCACCAAGAGTAAAGAGCCGCCCGCCGATGAGGAGCCGCAACCGAACAAGAAAATGCTGCAGCACCTCTATCTCGATGCCGATCTCATTGAAAAGCTCGAGGACTACCGGTTCGCCAACCGGATGAATACTCGCTCGGAAGCGATTCGCCGCTTACTGCGGCTCGGCCTGGAGACGGCGGCGGCCAAAAAGGTCGCCTGATGCAACCCACCAACCAAGCACTGCAAGTGTTCTACGGCAGTATCCCGCTGATTCTAGTGATCATCGGCTACTACACTCGCGAACAAATGCTGCTGAAGGACATCCTGGCGCGGCTCACTCGGATCGAAACGACGTTCGCAGAGTGGATGCCCAAGATAGAGCGGCGGCTCACGACCCTGGAAACGCGCGCCGGTGTCATCTATCACGAATGACGCCCGAGGAGAAGCGCAACTTGGCGTGCGCGGCTTATGAAGCGCACACAAAGGCGCTGGTGCGCGAGGGACTACCAGTGCGCGACTACTATCTGCCCGACTTTGACACGCTGCCCGAAAGCGTCAAGCGGGCCTGGGAGGCCGTAGTCGATTGTTTAGCTGAATGACCTACACGCAACAGGGCGAGCGCGTCACGCTCGAAATGACGCGCAGCGAATATGAGAGGCTCACGCTTTTGCTCGGATGCCCACTGGCAGACTGGTTCAATATCGACACGAATGAATCCTCCGAACCGTCGATTCTCTGCCCGCAGTGCGGCCGCCGCTCGCATAACCAGAACGACGTCCGCGAGCGGTACTGCGGCTTCTGCCACCAGTGGCACGCGGACATGCGCTGAAGTTACTCGGTTGCCCGAGCGCCCCGACATAAAACAGTGCCGCGAAATCAATTAGCGCGCGCCCGCGACCGCGGCCGCTGGCTGCTGCTTAGCAGCGCTCTGCTGCTCTTTCGCGCGCCGATCTTCTTCCTGCTGCCGATCCGCCAGTTTCTTTTCGTCGAACTTGCGCCGCGCTTCCGCCGTAAAGGGATACTCCAGTTCTGCTGGTAGAAATTGGAGATGGCTCCTGAAATGATCCAGCCCGGTCGTCGCGCTAATGATGACGTAGGGCCCGATAAGCCGCACGTCTGCATTGGTGCGCTGCTGAGCCGGCGTGGCCACATCCAGGCCCTTGGCCCAGGCGGTCGCTCCGTCCACCAGCGCCAACAGGTACGGATCGGGCTTGTCGTTCGGAGGGGGAGCCGCCGCCGCTGGGAGAGCCGCC